CATCAAGGCGGTCCCGCAGGAGTTCACCGCTGTGGACGACAAGCTGCTGTCACCCACGGCACGGATCATCACGTACTGCATCGTGGTGATCGGGATCATCATCCTGGGAGTCCTCGGGTTCATCACCAAGGAGGAAGCGCCGCAGTGGCTGTACATCGCTGCGTGCGCGCTCGGGCTTGTTGGTGGCGGGCTGGCCCTGGCCAACCGGCCGCAGCGCGTCAAGGTGATCGGTACGGTCACCAAGGAGAGTGATGGCTCTCAGGCCATCGGGAGGCCCGCACCATGACGAATCCGACAACGGGATGGGATCAGGTTCCGATCGTCGGAACGTGGCTGAACCTGGACAACACACCCAAGAGCGGCAAGATCCAGTTCACGCTGACAGAACGGGTCAACCGGACGGATGGTACGGCCATCTATCCGCGTGGCGGCAAGTTGATCGTGTCGTTGGCGAGTACCGGCCTCGGAGCCGGGTCGATCACCACGTCGTTCCCGGCGTCCGACGATCCGGACATCATGCAGACCGGCTGGCAGATCTTCGTTGAGGAACAGCTCAGCGACGGGTCCGGCCAGAACTACTACATCCAGCCGAAGCTGTCCGATCTGCCGGGTGGGATCAACCTCAATCTGGTGGTTGTGTCGTCCATCGCACCGGACACACCGGACCCGGTGTACATGCGCAGCAAGCCGGGTGGTCTGGCCGGGCTGAACAGCAGCGGTCAGGTCATCAACGCCGCTGGTACGCCGGTCACGGGAGGTGGTGGGTCCACCACTCTGGCCGGTCTGACGGATGTGACCACTGCGGGTGCGACCACCGGTCAGGCATTGGTGGTTACCGGAGCTGGCCCGGTCTGGGGGCCGGGCACGGTTGCCACATCGTGGACCTCCATCACCGGCAAGCCGACGTTTGCCACGGTTGCCACGTCGGGTGCCTATGCCGACCTCTCCGGCAAGCCAACGATCCCGTCCACCGCCGCTGCTGTCGGAGCCATCCCGACGACGGAGAAGGGTGCTGCCAGTGGTGTCACCCCGCTCGATTCGAGTACACGCATAGCCACTGCCTTCATGCCTGCCGGGCTGGGGATGTTCAACATCGAAGGAGGTACCAGTTACGGGTCGGACATCAACCCCACCGGTTTGTCCGTGTGGGTAGGGCCGGATGCACCTCCGAGCCCGAAGGTCAATGATCTCTGGTTGCAGGCTATGTGATGGCTGGACAGCTCTGGAAGTTCGATGGCACCAACTGGGTTGCGCCTCAGCGAAAGCCGCGTCCTCCCGGAGTACCCCCTTTCATCATCGGTACTTCCAAGCCTGATGACACCAATACGGGATTGGCTGTCAGTGGTTTGACCAACACTGACCTTCTTATCCACAACGGCAACTGGACGATCACCACACCCGGTACCGTCATCGACGGGTACCTGATCCGTGGTCTGGTCAACATCGGTGCGGATAATGTGGTCATTCGCAACTGCAAAGTGGTGTCTCACACCATTACGTCGTTCACGACTGACGCATTGATCCTCTCTAATGGCAACAACGTGCTCATTGAGAACTGTGAGCTAACACAATACGATGACACGACAAGCGCTAATAACTCAATCTGGTATGTCGTTGGGGTCAAACTGACTGGTGGAACCGCTACTGTCCAACGAAATAACATCAGCAATGTCAATGACGGGGTGTATCTCACGTCCGGTACTCATACCGTGATGGGCAACTATGTCCACGATCCAGGGTTCCGTACCGACGACGCAGACCAGTCGGGGAACGCTGCGCATCCGTATTGGTCCCATAATGATGGTGTTCAGATACGCGGTGGGATCAACCACATGATCGACGGCAATCGTTGTGTCATGAAGTTCTCAACTCTGACTGGCATGAACTCCACCGCCAACCCGTCACCCACCGCAGAGCAAGTCTGGCCCAACTGTCACGGCATCATCAGTGACCCGGCGTTCAATAACGTGTCCATTACTATTCAACGTAACTGGTTCGAGTACGGGGCCTGTGGTATCCATCTCACGCAGAACACCTACACTGGAAACTCCGCGTACATTAGTAGCAACCGGTTCACGCCTAATCAGAGCCAGGAGTTTGGTGTCTATACGCAGATGCGTATCGACCCGACGACCATCTGGTCATTGACGGAACTCAATAATGTCTACTCCGATGAGTCCGACACACCAATTGCATGGCGTGGACAGCCACTCAAAGCACCCAGCGTGTTCGGTACCACCAAAGCCTGGATGTTCAACTCAGGAGCGCACACGCCATGACAATCATCCAGAACACTTGCGAAGGCACGGCGTCCGGTACAACTCTGACGACCGCCAACTCCAACACCGGGGGTGACGCACTCGCCAACGTCACTCCAGCTTCCAGCGTCTGGACATACTCCAACGTAGGCGTTGCGCACGGCTCCACCGGGTGGCGTTGCAACCAAGGGACCGCCGCTGGATGGCGGGCGTATTGGGCGTACACAGGAACTACCACAATCGCCACCAGGGTATATTTCACGATGAATACCCTGATCGCGTCCCGTACTCTGTACGCGCTGGTAAACTCCGCATTCGCGTCAGTAACAAAAGTGGGCATCGACGGCAGCAACAAGTTCGTGGTGCAGGATGCTGCCGGATCTACGAAGTTCACCACCACTGCGGCCCTGACCGCCGCCACGCTGTACCGCTGCGAGTTGCAGATCAACACTGGCACGACCACCACTGACGGCACCATCAACATGCAATTGTTCGCCGGGGACTCTACGACGGCGATCCAGTCCTACGCTTCGGGTGCGGCGGTGAATGCCGGAGCCGGAACCACGATCATCCGTACTCAGCTCGGCAACAATGACTCCGTCACCATCGACGTGACGTTCGATGACATCAAGACGGTCACCGGCACGATGACGGCGGTCGGGCCGGTCGGGAACGTCGCCCCTACGGTGCTCGCCGGAATCGACCAGTCAGTGTCTGCTGGTTCCCTAGTAACGGTCACATCGGCTGCTAACGATTCTGATGGCACGATAGCCACCTTGGTGGGGGCGTTCACGTCGGTCCCGTCTGGAACCTCCACGCCCACGCTGACCAACGTGGCGACCTACCCGACCGGCATCGGTACAGCGAACGCTGCGCTCCAGCAGACAGCAACGTTGACGGACCCCGGCTTCTACATCTGGACCTCGACAGCCACCGATGATCTCGGTGCCTCGGGCAACGACACGCTCCAGATCGCTGTACTGGGTACTGCATCGCATCCAGCTACGGTGATCGACAACCCTGGCGCGTGGACGAATGTGGGCGGCGCAGCGGACATCCCCACAGCGTTGAGCGATGGCAGCGACTCGACCTACATCGAGTCGAAAGATGCTCCGACAACAGCCGACTACATCACGGTCCACATCGCAGAGCTGTTGGACCTGGGCGCAGTCACTTTCAAGATCAAGGCACGGACCCTGTCTGGTACCAGACACGTCGCAGCGGTGCTCATGCAGGGAACTACTACCATTTCCACCGGCCCGACCTCTCTGCTGACCACCACGTTCACTGACGTGCCTGTGTCCTTGACAACAGGTGAGAATGCTGCGATCACTGACCGGGCCAACCTGAACATCAGATTGATCCCATCATGACCTCTACCGTTCAGGTCTCTGTAGTTACAGTCGCTGCAACACATATCCCAAGCACGGTTCAGGTCTCAGAAGTCACTGTTATCGCGGAGTTGCCGGTCGAACCATTCACCGTGATAACGCTGCCCACCGGAACATGGACACAAACCTCTGGAGCTACCGTCACCATTGTCAGCAACGTGTTCACCGTACCGGCGACGATAAGTGGATCGAAGCTGACCTTTGAAACCTCCAGCCACAAGATCTGCGTCTACTACGCACTACCTCATACGATCTGGAAACGTGGAACCTCCACCTGGATACCGCTCAATCCGCATCTGATCCTCCCTGGGTGAACTAGCCCGGCCCGGTATGAGCGGCCGGGCTAGTTCCGGGGGTACAGCCGGTCGATGGTCGGCCTGTGGCGGTGATCGACCAGCCATGCTAGACCGTGTCTGGTGGCCTGGCGGACGTGGTCGTAGTCCCGTCCCTCCATGCGGTACCCGGAGGCGTACAGCGTCTCCGGGGTGATCTGCGTCCGGGCCTGCGGCGGGGCCAGGACGAGGGGCACACCCCCGTCCTGGGTGAGCTGCCGGATCACCCCGATCTGCTGCTGGACCACCTCACTGGCCGTGGCGTGGTCGATGTAGGGGATGTCGATCCACTTCTCGCAGATCACCAGTGTCGGGGGGTGTGCTGAGTGGAGGAAGCTCCGGTAGATCGTGGCGATCGTGGAGTAGTCCGAGGGATACACCAGCCCATGTGCATAGATCTCGGCCGCACTGTCTGCCGAGATGGCGAACTCGACCCACCCGGTGTGAGGGCCGGGATCAATGGACAAGATCGACTGCGGCATCTCAGACTTGGGCAAGATGAGCACCGAAATGTCCGTCGCAAAGGAAGGGAGTGCGGGTGAAGTAGAGCCGCGCTGCTTCACGCATGTTCTCGGCTATCAAGTCGGCCACTTCTTGTGCATCTTCTTCGGGGCATTCCGCACAGATCTGATCATGCACCAGCACAATGATGTGCGCGTCCATTGTCAACAGCAACGGGTGCAGTGCGATCGCTGCTGTGACGCAGATGTCACTGGCAATGGATTGCGGGGTGAAGGCCAACGCCTGGTTCTGGATGCGCCGCCAGTAGCCAGCGGTCACCGTGTCCTGTTGGAACCGGCGACCGAACGGCGTGATCAGATCATCCCCGGCAACCACCCGCTCGCCAATGCTGGCCCGCCACGCCCGGAGTCCGGGATACCTGCCGAGGTAGCCGTTCTGGATGAACGCCGCCTCCGCTGCTGTGGTCGGCGTGCCCTCCAGCGTCAACAGGGTGGCCACACTGGGCGCGGTCAGACCGTAGCTGGTGCCGTACACCACCCGCTTGAGGCGGAGCCGGTAGGGCTTGCGCTGTTCCTTGGTCAGCAGGGTGAAGTCCACGTCAGGGAACACGGACGGCAGCATGTTGTCGAAGAAGTCCGGAGCATCGGCCTGGAGATCAGCGATCATCAGCTCATCACCGGACAGCTCGGCCATGACACGTAGCTCAGCCTGTGCGTAGTCCACCCCGACGATGGCCCGGCCCGGCCGGGCATGGAACATCCGCTTGACGGACGGCCTGCCCTCCTCGTCGTTCTTGAGGTTCTGGGCGTTGGGCTTACGCGAGGACAACCGGCCGGTGCTGGTGCCGTGCAGGAGGAACGTCGGGTGGACCCGACCGTCGCGGACCTTGCTCAAGATCCCGGTGAGGTACGTGCCCCGGATCTTGGAGAGCGACCGGTAATCGAGCACACCCCCGCAGAACGTCTCAAGATCATCAGGGATCTGGGTCAGTCGCAGCGTGGCGAGGGACTTCTCGTCGGTGCTGCTGAGTGTGTAGCCCCAGCGGTTGGTGAGGATCTGCTGGATCTGTTGCGTCGATCCGGGGTTGAAGGTGTCGCTGTGAACGAGATCGCGCAAATCGTCGGTGATCCGGGAGATCTCGATCCCCAGTTCTTCGGACAGCAGTTCACCGTACTCGGTGTCCACCGGCATCCCGTATTGCTCTACGTCCTGCAACATGTGCGAGGCGGGGAGTACGTGTTTGTAGTACAGCGCCTTAGCTGGCGCATGGTAGTCAAGTTCATCCCACAGTCTGTCGAACAGCCGGATCGTCCAGTAGACATCCCATTGGTTGTAGTCCACCAGTACGTCTTGCGGGATGCGCTCGTAGTGCGCCTTGCTCCGCGTGTATTTCTTGACATCCGCTTCCCAATCCGGCGCGTTGAACATTCGCTTGGCGAGATCCTTGAGGGAGTTCTCACCCGCTGCCGGGTACAGGCAGGCGTGCATGAGCATGGTGTCGTGGTCCGGGTAGATGGTCCGCCCGAGGTACGGGATCAGCCAGCGGCAGTCGAACTTGCCGTTGTGCCAGATCGTGCGGTTGGCGCTGACCAGCCAGATGAGGGTCTGGCGCGTCTCCGGCGATCTCAGGGCCTCCTGAGTGAAGGCGTACGTCTCGATCGTGGTGGGGCTGGACTGACGGGCCACAGAAACCGAGAGCAGTTCGGTGTCCTCGGGCTCGTCCACCTGGATGTCCCCGGAGACCTCGATGTCCACGGCGATCACCTCATCGCGCCACCTCGGGGGTGTGCTCAGGGTCACCCGTTGGACCTCGGCAAGCGGGTTGGCGATCAGTCGGATGGCGTGGTCCAGCTTGGTGCCGCCGCCACTGGTCCCCAGGATCTGCTTCACGGACAGCGGCATCCGAGCGGTGGGCGTCAGTCCTGCGGCCCGTTCGGGTCTGCCCAGCACTAGCAGGGGTCGGTCCACGTCGATGTCGTCAGCAGCGGTGATCTCCTGGATGCCGGTGATGGACGGGTAACGGCGGCAGGTGTCGATGATCACCTGCCAGACATCGTCTATGAGCGGGTAGTCGCTCACGATTTGCAGTTCCATGGTGGCTCCTATGAGAGTTCTCCGGTCATGTAGTCGTAGCCGGTCAAGTAACGCACGACCCCTCGGCGTCCGCATTTGGGCATGGCTTCCAGTACTTCCTTGGGTATGGGTCTGCGATTGGTGCAGGCCATGACAAGGATCTTCATCTTCTCGAATCCCCGTGGATCGACCCACCCCTGGTAATCCTTGTCGGGTATCGGTATCTCCAGCGCCCGCAGCTTCTCGTACATGTACGGCCGGGCATATCCGTAGAGCAGTGACAGTTGATGGACCGACAGCACCCCCATGCTGGCGATCTTGGGTAGCGTTGCCCTACCCGCAGATGGGTACGGTGCCGTTTCCATGTCGTGGTGTGCCTGACACAGCCAGTTCAGCAGTTCGATACGCCCGACTTCGGTATCGGGAATACTGGGAGACCAGGTCATAACGCTGTCACCATCCTCGCATTACCAACGCGATCCTCCTTGATGCGTTGTTGATCAATGGCCGACCGATAAACGTCATCCCATTGTCGGGGTGTGTAGTTCGAGAACCTACGCACCAACTGTGCATAGGAGACCGGGCCATTGTCCGATACCCAGGTGCAGATTTCCATGACCTGGGCAGCGAATGCATTGCGGCCGACGATGGCGATGACTTGGTTGAGTCCGAGATACCAACGCTCGGCGTAGATGATGGCCGTCAGCATGTCTGTAAGACTGACGACCGAGCGCCGGGACATCATGGCGACAAGGCAAGACAGCTTCCATACAGCGATCGTCATACGCTTCGCTCCGGCCTCGACCACCTCGGGGTACTTACTCTTGGCGATGATCTTGTCCATCTCAGTGATGAACTGATTCATCCGATCCAAGGCAGGCTGGTCCAGGATGATCGGTGTCTTATTGTCGGGTGAGGCACGCTGCGCCCAGTAGTTACGGGCGTCCAACAGCGACTGACACAGCGCAAGATAGGCGGTGTCATTGGGCCGTGACTGGGCATCCACCACTTGTTGCTCGTGGTGGTTCATCGTGTCGGATGCGGGCTCGGGCTTGCCGATGCAGAACAGGAATCGCACCATGAACCCGGACGCGAAATCCTCCGGAGTCAGGACCATTCCGATCTTGTCGGGAACACCAGCGAAGTAGGCATTGAACGCCACCGCCACTTCCTCGGTGCGTTTCTGTGACCCGGTGGACCGGATCTTGCCTCGCATGTAGCCGTCAAACGCTTCCGTCAGGAACTCAAGGAACCCGCCCATGTATCCCTTGCCACCCTTGGAGGCGTCGAACAGGGCATCCACCTCATCACGGTGGAACAGCACGGAACGGTCGGGGCGGTCCGCCATCTCGGAGATGAGACCTTCGGCAGTGGCATCAGATCCGAGATCGTAGTCATAGTTGTCGGTGCGGATCAGCCGGAGAACATCCAGCATCAGCCGCTTGGCCGTGGTCTTGTACGTCCGAGTGGTGACACCCATGATCATGAACCACATGTTGAGCTGGAGCCTGCCGAACTTGGGGATGGCATAGCCGAAGTCACCGAGCACCGTGGACAGGATCGCCATCGCACTGAACTCGTGATAACCCTTGTCAGCTCTGGTCTTTCCGGCTGCCCACTCCACGTATCGGTCGATGAACGTGGTGTCCACGCTGTCACGTTCCGCCACGGTGACGAACCGGGGGGCCTCGAACTCGAAGATCTCGTTCTCAAGCGCGGGCTCGATACCCGTGAGCATCTGCTGCGCCACCGACGCCTCGGCGCGCAGGACATCCACCCATAGGTCGATCTCCGGTCGGCGGTCGCGCTCGTACTTATCACAAGCACACCCCCTGACCGCGACGAACACCTCGGGTGCGGTGAGCTTGTAACGGAACAGCTCACACTCCAGCCAGAACAGTTTCTTGCTCCAGTCGGCGTTGTCATCCGGTGAGACCGTCATCGCGTTCTGGATCTGGTACTCCAGCGGCACCTTGGCCAGCACCAGCGTGCGGTCGGGCATGACCTTCGGCATCTCGCGGTTCATGCCCGCGAGCGCCGAGACATCGACGGCACCGAAGGCGTGGATGATGTCGTCGGCGCTGTAGACCTCACCCTTCACCAGCATCTGGACGGTGAAGGGTTCCTTGTACTTGTTGTTGGTGGTGCCCGGCACCCGCAGGAACTTGCCCAGAGACCAGCCTGTGTCGCTGCCCTTGGCGCGCTGTGTGTAGGTGATGCGCCGCGACATGCTCTCGGCCCACATCGGCTGCACCGTGTCACTCAGGAGCCAGTACGCCTGATACCTGCCGGGCGATGTCTCCACCAGGATGGTCGGCTCCAACGCGAACAGCTCCGGGTCAGCGGTATCGACATCCACCCACAGGACCGGCGTATAGCTGACGTTGTCCTTGACCCGACGCTTGGTGTCGAACAGCATCGGGGACATGTAGAGATCATCAGCGAGGTGGGCCTGGATGAACTCGTTGATCGCCGGTTCCTCATACGGCCACTGGAACCAGTCCTGAACATCAACCTTGAAGTCCGGGGTCTGAGCCGTCTGACCCGGCCGGATGCGACCGAAGCACAGCCAGCCGATATAGCCCTCCCCCAGCAGCGCTCCGACGAACTCGGTGTAGTCCGCTCCCTCTGCCACCCCGCCCTCCTCTCGATGCTGGGGGTGTGCTCAGATAACAGAACCGGTCCCGCTGCTGAGGAAGCCAGCGGGACCGGTCTGCGAACTACAGCGCTACGCGCTTGCCACTGCCCTTGATGGCCGGGACAGTGCCACCGTTGGCCGGTGGGAGGATGCGGTCCACGTTGTAGGTGATGCGATCCTCGTTGGTCGCCGGATCGTGGTACGTGCCGTGCTTGATGATGATCTGCACCGGCTTGCCGACGACATCCTTCTCGTCCAGCAACTCGAACTCGGTGGCCTTGGAGTCGATCGGCTGTCCGACCGCCTTGGCGAGCTGGGCGTAGCCGATGAGCGCCTTGCCCTCCTTGCCCTCGAACAGCATGATGTGACGGCTCGCGGGACGGCCCGTCTGATCACCCGAGGTGATCTTGAACTGGACCCGCCACATCTCCTCGCCAGCGTTGGGACCGGACTTGACCTTGAGCGATCCGTCCATCCCGGTGACGTTGGAGATCTCGGCGTCGTACTTGCCCTCGGGGATCGGCTCACCGCCCCCGTCAGAGGGGATGGTGTTGCCGGGGCCGAGCTTGATGATGCGCCCCATAGGGGTCGCCTCCTTGGATGATTGGGGATCACTCCCCGCCTACCCGGACCAGCGGTCGCCGGTCCGGTGGTCTGGTTACTCCGCGTCGGACCCGGCAGCGAACCGGTCGGCTGCCGTGAGCGGGGCGGTGGGCACGTCGGTGCGCTCGTGCCGGATGTAGCTGAACAGATCGGACATGGTGGCATCGCTGATGGGCTGCACCGGCATGTAGGCGTAGCGGTTGCCGGTGGTGGCGGTCTCGTGAGGCACGCAGTCCACCACCCGGACCGGGCCGTCCTTGGTGTCCACGATGCGGATCTCGATGATCAGATCAGGCACCGTGGCGACGGTGTCCTTGGCGCTGCCCCGGATCTTCGGCAGCTTCCACACCTCACGGGTCAGCTCGTCCTTCTCGGTCTTGATGTGATAGACGCTGACCCCGAGCGGCTTCATCGAATGGAGGAGCCACATCACCTTGTTGGTCCACTTGGCGACCAGATCCCACTGGTCCCATTCGAGCTTCCGGCCGTGCCCGATCTCGTCAATCTTCCAGTCCTGGAGGACCGACAGCGTGTCGAGCATGACGCCGTCGTAGCCCGCACCGGTCGGATCTTCGGCCAGCTCCATGATGATCTTGCTCACCGTGGCGGCGTCACCGTAGTCCACGCCCACCACGTCCACGTTCGGGTACTGGTCGGCGTATCCAGCACACCCCCCATCCACGTCGATGGCCAGGATGCGGGAGTAGCCGGGCACCTCGATCAGTGAGGCACCGAGGGTGGACTTGCCGCGCTTCGGGTGGCCCAGGATCATGATCGACTTGGGTTCGTTGAGGGCCTGCGCCTTTTGGATGAGGACACCCCCGATGAATCGCGGTTCAGATTCCAAGGATGGGATCGGTTGGGCCGCTTGGGCTTTCGTCACGTCTCGCTCCGTTACGTTTGATCAGGACACCGGTAGGCAGCGTCAATGAGTTGCAGTGGAAGCACTCTGGGTCTGATCCCAGATCTGGTAGTTCTCCGGCGAGCACCATGTTCCAGATGGTGGTGGCTCTGGCGAGGGCGCGCAGTGCGATGTCGGGATCGAAAGGCTCTACCTCGTAATAGATCTCGCTGAGGGAGAACCCGTCGCGCGGGATGTAGAAGTTGGCGACGGACCGCACGTCGTAGCCCTCGGCGTGCAGCCCGAGACCGTACAGGTTGCGCTGAACACGGTATTGCTGGCCGGAACCGTTCATCTTGTAGTCCCGGATCTTGTCCTTCTTGCTGCCCTTCCAGTCAACAACGGTGCCGGTGGGCACGTGGAACAGATCGACGTTCCCGCTGATCCGGCCGTACCCTGCGATCTCTCCGCAGACGGTGCGGTGTTCGAGCAGGCACGTGCCCAGTGACCCGACGTGCTGGGCGATCAACCGCTCCAGCTTCTCGTGCATGGCCGTGCCGATCCACGTCGGCAGCGTGGCGCTGGACGGGGAGAACGGCATCGGGTACGCCATGTGGGCCATCGCCCTGCCCAGACAGTGGTCGCACGGATCACCGATCTGACTCGGCCCGACCCGGACCTGATGGCTCCGTTGGTTGGGAGCGCCCATCAGGTAGGCAACGCCGTCCAGGAAGGCGCGGGCCGCGCCGATATCATTCATGTCGGTATGGATCGGACGCAGTCGATGACGACGCGGACGGGCCGGGTGACGATGTGGTCCCCCTCGGCAGCGATGACGAGCCTGCCATCGGGACCGTGGGCGATCTCGTAGCCGTCCAGTTCGAGGTGGATGCCGACCTTGGTGTGGCAGGCGTCGCTGGCGATGGCGGTCTCGCTGCGGCTGACGACCTCCCAGGTTCGGGCCTCGACGTTGCCGAGCCCCATCATCGTGGCGAGCATCCGGGCGTCATTGTCGGGAAGCTTGGCCATCACGTGATCTTGACCTCTACTCGCGCCAGCCCTTCCTTGTAGAGCGCGGCGAATTGGTCGCCGGTCATGACGGCGCGGGCCTTGTCGAGATCAACCTGGAGCGTGCAGATCTCGTCGCCCCAGGACTCGCGGGCCTTGGTCTTGTCCCAGATCTTGCTCGGGGTGATGGACACGCTGACGTGCTCGAATGCTTCCAGCTTGCCCATGGGCAGCTCGTCGCGGGCGCGGGCTTTCAGTTCTTCCATGCGGTCGGTGGCGCGGTCCAACTGGACCTTGGCTTGGGCCAGCTCGCGGACGAGCTGGAGCTGGGGGTCGGTGAGTGTCATGGCTTGGCTCCGGTTTCTGAACTGTAAGGTCTTGACGTTATACCCCTGGTCCGACAGCCCGCAAGGCTGTCAGCCATTGGCAGTAGTGACACCGAGAAGTGTTGGGATACGCCACTTCTCGGTGCCACTACAGGTTCGGTAGTACTACTCGGGCACACGGGCGGCGTAGTCATAGGCGGCGGCGATTGCCGCCCCCATCGCGGACCAACCGTGGGACTGTGCCCGGTGCGTCCCCATGTGGCTGGGGTTCACCATGACCGCTCCGCACTCCGGGCACTTCTTCGGTGGGTCCGGTCGCTTGCCCGGCCCGGAGTGTTTGTTCCAGAGGTGCGTGACCAGGCTGGCGTGCCGCATCTCCTCCGGGCAGAACGGGCACCGCTCGATCTCCTCCGCCTTGCCCCTCGCCTTGGCCTTCACCCTCGGGGGTGTGCTGAACGTGGGCTCGTCGGCCAGGTCGGAGACCGGCAGTTGCTCCAGCAGATCCGCGAACTCCAGGATGCGGCTCTTGTAGTGGGCGGCGCACACATCGAGCATGTGCGTCTGAGGACGCTGGAGCACCACGGTGTTGATGACGACGTGGAACGTCAGCTCGGACGGAGTCCGGATGTTGCCGTCCTTGACGCACCAATCACAAAACGAATCTATGCGGACTTCCCTCATGCCGTCTCCTCGTCCGCTGCGTCGGGGACGATCACCTTGAGGACGCTGGCCAACCGGATCTTGTCCCGGTCGGTGCCGGTCAGGCGTCCGACACCCTTGAGCAAGTAGCCCTCGGGGTAGTCGTAGTGGGCACGGAGCTGCGCCCCCGTCTTGGACAGGTACCGGATGCGGAGCGTGCCGCACCTGGCGCACCGGAGAATGCTTTCGTAGCACCGTTCCTTGGCGTACCACCGTGCGGTGTAAGACCTCCAACTATGGCTGTAGTCACGACATTGGAGGTGTTCGAGTTCCAGCCCGGCGATGTACTCATCGAGTTCCCTGCCGAGTAGGGACTTGCCCTTCTTGCTCATGGTCGGCTCCTGATGGCGGAGATCACGGCGAGCGTCATGCCCCAGAACGAGGTCATGACCGCGCCCGTGATGACGAGGACGATGCCCCACGCTGCCGTGCTGGCGTCGGTGTAGTAGGACTCCGTCGATCCGTTGTTGCCGATGATCAGGAAGATCACCCCGATCACAATGGCAAGGATGGACAGCGTCCCGACAGCGGTCATGCCGCCGTGCATCGGGTACTTCACAGGCGGTGGTACGTGGATGGTGCTGGGGTAGGTCATGGTTGGCTCCTGTCTTGGTTGGTAGATGGCCATCTCAGCCACCCGGTATCTCTGGCATCACGTTGGTGGGGTTCCGGGGCACCGAGACCAGGCGGGTGCTGCCGTCGTACTGGACCACGAGGATGACGTGGTTGGCGGTCCAGGCGTAGATGGCGTGACAATCCACTCCGCCGTATCCGGTGCTGTACCTGTAGTCCAGGTACTCCCGTGCGGCTTCCCAGGACATGGCGACACCCTTCTTCTCGGCCGGGATCTCCTTGCCCGTCCCGTCGTCGTCGTTGTCCCACCAGCCCATGTTTCCGATAGTGATGAACTCGACCGGCTCACCGAGTCGCGTGACGGCGTACTCCGCGATGTCCGCTGAGAATGTTGATTCCATTATGCTGGCTCCTGTTCAGACCAGAGTGTTGTTCTGGCTTTCCTTTGTTTGATCATAGTGATCATGGATGGGGTGACGCCCAGCTCCCTAGCTAGACGGGCCTGCGTACCACGTATTCCCTTGGCACATTCCTCACGGATATACAGCACCTGTTCGACAGTCAGTTTGAATGGCGGATGGCCATCCTTGGAGTTCAGCCGACCCCGTGCCTTAGCGTCATCTCGGTTGGATTGCGGCGATCCAACGTAGAGGTGTTCGAGGTTGACGCACAGTGGGTTGTCGCAGGTATGGCACGCAAAGTCCCAGCGTCCCAACGTGTATCCCGCCAGCATCAGTCGAACACGAGGTGCGTAGATAGCGCGCTCATGCCCTACGATCCAAAGCACGCCTCGTCTCTGTCCTTTACGTTCCTGGTTGGTTGGACCAACCCACGGCCAGCATCGACCTGGACCTTGGATGTCAACGTGTGGCCAGAACAGTTGTTCTAGTAGGTCGTTGTCCATGTCACCCCCTCAGTGCCGTCGTCATGTGAACAGTTTGCGCATTGAGTGAATCAAGCTGGTCGATCTCAATAGTGTCCCGAGCCTCTAATGAATACGAGTTCACTGCCCGCGTTTGTCCATCTCGTACCAGTCGGCCCGCCGCTTGGGTATTGAGAACCCCGTTATTCGTAAGGCTGAACCAGATCTCTGTCGAACACGCCCACTGGAGACCATCGACACCCTCACCGATGGCCCCGATCTGAGCGACGATCACCTGCACCCCGCTTCCATCCCCGCCGTTCTGAGGTGCGTGCTGGATGAAGCTGTCCTTGATCCGCTGGCGGTTGGTGGCGTTGACCGCGCCGTACCAGCCCTCGGCCCGGACCTTGGCCTTGGCCAGCCGCGCCACGATGGCGGGGATGATCCCCGCAGAGTGCGTCAGGATCAGGACGCGCTCCCCCTCGGGCACGTCGGCCATGATGTCCATCACCGCGTCGATCTTGGTGGACGTGCAGCCGTCCGCGAACCGGAGCTTCATCACCTCCGACTCGTCCTGCGTCCCGTCCGGGTTGGACTTGAGCAACCGCACCATCTCCGGCGTCGGCACGGCCAGGCAGACCTGACGCAGCCGGGTGCCGAGCACCAGCGGGTAGCCGTGCGTCTGGATCGGGGTGTCGTGCTCCTCCACCCACGCGAACATCCGCCGCTCCAGCTCGTCGTAGATCTTGCGCTGAGTGGCCGACAGATCGACGCCGATCTGGTGCGTGACCCGGCGTGGCAGATCCTCCTGGATGCCACGCGGGTGGTACTCACAGCACGCGAAGTCCTGCTCGTGCCTCCAGTAGCACGGCATGGCGCGGGCGATCCCGCCCGGCAGCCGCTCCGACTTGGAAGGCTCGTACACCCCGCCGTACTGGTTGTAGACCTTGCCGACGTAGTTCTCCACGAACGGCCAGAAGGCGTGGAACTTGAGATCCTTCCGATCCGGCCACAGCGAGTGCGCCACACCGAACGCTCCGGCCGGGCGGTTCCCGTACGGCGTGGCGGACAGGGTCATCCGCCACCCGCCACGCCTCGCAACGGCATTGGCCGCATAGCTGAACATGAGGAAGCTATCGGACTTCCTGTTCTGTGCCCGGTGGATCTCGTCACCAATCAGGAAGTCGATCGGGCAGGCGTCAAGGGAGAACTGACGCAGGAACTCCCAGCCCCCGAAGTACCAGCCGGGGATGCCCTCACGCAGACCGATGATGTTCTCCGGCTTGCTGGAGGTGACGAACTTGAGGTGCTGATCCGGACCGGCGAGCATCTTGATCGTCCGATCCCAGCCGTCCTGAGTGTTGAGCGGCGCGACGATCAGGACGACCAGTCCGCGCTTCGCTGCGGTGGCCACCTCGATCACGGCCTGCACGGCGGTGGCCGTCTTGCCGCCACCGACCACGGTGGCGTTGAGTCCTGCCTTCGTCGGCTCCGAGAGGAACCGTGCCACGTCCGCCCGTTGGTCCGGGCGCAGTGTGAGCTGCCTCATGGGGGTGCGCTCCTGTTCTACTTGTCGGTGGTTGCGGCGTATGCCGCAGCCCATTCGGCCTCGGTGGCGTCACCGATGTACCAGTGGGAACTGTGTTGCAGCTCCAGCCATTGCTGAGCCTTGTTGTCGATCACTGCTTGCTTCTGCTCCTGCTCCTCCAGCTTGGCCCAGCGGTACGCAGTACTGGACAGGCAGATCTTGCACGTCACAGCATCGAGCTTGAGTTCGCTGAGAGCCTGCGCCTTGAGAACCAATCGAGTCGGCCAGTCATGCGGAAATACCTTGATCCCGCACGCCGTCCTGACTCCGGTGTTCTGCACGTGGACCTTGATGGCCGGGGTCATCAAAGGAACTGGATGTGCTGGATGCCGAAGTAGTCCCGGTTCTCCGGAGTGTCGATGGCGTCCGAGATGGAGGTGATCAGGTCACCCTTGATCGACTCCCTGACGATCAGTTGAGACGGCTTCTTGCTCCATACCCAGTCCTGGACTTGGTACTTATCGGGCTCCACGTCGAGCGTCAGGGTGATGCGGACCTTCATGTGCTGGCTCCTGTTCTCGGGTTGAGGTTTCCCCCGTTGTTGTTGGCCGTCCACTTGGCGACCGGCCATTGCTCCTTCGCAAGCTTGTAGGCGTTGATGACGGTCTTACCGTCGTCCTCGGTCCAGACGTAGACGAACTTCCCGCCACCCAGTGCGAGCGTGAACACCGGGGGTGGCAGCTCGTTCCAATGCCGCCGCACCCAGGACCGTGCCGACTGTGGTTGCACTCCGGTGATCCGGGCGAAGTCGGCGGTGGTGAACAGCCGCTCCGGGTCGATGGTGATCAAGCTCATGACATGCCTTCCTTGGCCATCTTGGTCCGTGCCACGGAGATCTCCGCGAACACTCCGCTCACGGGATAGTCGGCCGGTTCCAGACCGAACCGCCTCCGGATCACCTCATGCAGCCCGACATCGGACCGGCCTCCGGGGTGGATGTAGATCGTCCCGTCCGGGGTGTGCGTCATCACCGGCTCCTGACCCCGGTAGATCGTGACGTGCAACCCGGACACCCCGAGCGCGAAGTCCGTCTCCTCGCTCGGTTGCATCCCATCCGCTACCGCATCCACATAGCTCAACGGGTAGAAGGTCGGGCTCCTGACACCGATCAGGTCAGGGTCATCCAGACGAATCTCGAACAGATCTCCGAACAGCTTGTCGTTGCGCAGGATCAGCGCCCTGGCCACCGTCTTGTCGCTGACCGGTGCCCCGCCCAGCATCCGGGTGGCGGAGGCGATGTTGATGTTCAGTAGGTGGGCCAGACGCTGCGCCCCCATCGCGCTCCAGACCGGCAGACGCAGGTAGATCCGCGCCTCCTGGCCCCGTGGCCAGGCCCGGCCCTTCGGTGTCGTAGCCATCAGCACACCCCCCACTCAAGTCCGTTGTTGGCCGCGCACTTCTGCCCGAAGCCACCGTTGACCGACTCGTCCCGGCTGAGGTGCCGGTTGCAGAAGATGCACCGCTCGAACAAATGTCCGATCTGACCGGCGCGCTCCGCGCTGATGACGGGCGGGTTCAGCTCACACAGCCTGCGGTACGTCATCTGGCTCGGGTCGTGCAGCCAGATCATCTTGGCTCCCTTGACCACGGCCTCCGGCTCCAGGTTGAGGATCAGGACGTAGGTGTTGCCGGTCTCGTTGGAGCTGGTGACCCGGTACACGGTGCCGTCCAGCTCGTAGTTGCCCTCGGCCAGTCGGACGACCTCGGGCCTCGGCCGGGCGGGCCGCTTGAGCAGCCACTCGATGGCGGTGGACGCGGTGGTCACGTCCAGGTCGGGCGGCGTCGGCCCCATGCCGGTGTCGTCCTTCTCCTGGCGGAGCTTGGCGATCAGCGCCACCTGCTTCTCGGTGGCCGGGCGTGGGGGTGTGCTGACGGTGATGGTGCGTGGCGCGTGCTGATCCTTTCCGGGCAGCAGCGATTGTGCGTTCACGATTGGCTCCTGTTCTTGGTTATGGATCGTGACGTGATGATGGACGTTACAGCTATCTGACAGCTTGGGCAAGGAAGAACCGGAACACGAACCCGGCCTCCGGTGCCACGACGTGGTCCAGCAGCCACATGAACGCCGACTGGAACTCCGTCCCGTGACTGGCCCCGTGAGGGGTCAGCCAGTGGGCGATCTCGTGCAGCACCACCGTCTCCCGCATGGCCCAACGGGTCAGCGACCTGCCGATGGAACGGTCTGGGATGCGGATCTGGTTGGTGCTCCACGAGTAGGTGGCCTTGCTGGTGGCCCGGTTCATGACCACGATCGGCGTCCCCCGCAGGGCACGTGGCCCGACCATGCCCTCGGTGGTCAGGAACTCGGCCACGTGGTTCACGTACCGCTGGATGCTGGCCGTGTCCCCGAACTTCCGCTCCACCGGCACGGTGATGGTGCTCCCGGCCAGCCTGACGCTGCCGGGGTAGCGGTCCAGCACGTCCTGCAACTGGTGCTCCGCGTCATAGACCCGCTGCTGGTCCGGGTCAAGGCTCTTGGCGGTGGTCATCGGATGGCTCCCTTGTTGTGTGAGGTGGAGGAGATGGCGCGCTCCCCTCCGAGACGCGCCTTCTCGGCGGCGCTGCGTCCGCTGCCGTACGCGCCGCTGTGCGAGGAGAAGCTGGCCCCGCCCCGGTAGATGCCCCGTGCGTTGCTCCGGCGCTTGTAGAAGTCGGCCACCTCCAGCTCCTTGTTCCGGATGGCCAGCTCGGTGCTCGATGAGGTGTTGGGGGCGGGGGTGTCGGCGGCGATCCGCTCCATCCGCTTGTCCAGTGCGGCGGCGCGCATCCTCCGGGAGATCGTGTTGGCCCAGCCCTCTTGGAACGACAGCCGCAACGTCAGGCCCGAGACCGGCTTGCGGTCCCAGGAATTGCTCCAGCTCCAGCGGTCCTGCCTGCTGTACTGGTCGGTCACGTACTGGTCGGACCGCTTGTAGACCAGCCAGTCCCGCTGCATCTGCGGCAACAGGAACTCCAGGAAGCGCTCGCACATGTCCAGATCCTCCGAGAACCCGAAGCAGATCAGGTACGTGCTGTCGTGCGCGATGTTGCACCGCACGTCGTTGGCGTTGGCGATTCCCGTCATCAGGGTGACGAGGGTGAACAGCCCCTTCGTCCCGGCCTTGCCCAGCCGGATGTTGCGGACCTCGGGGATACGGGCGGGTGCCTTCTCGTCCTTCGCGGCGTGCTGCCGGGCCAGCGTCAAGTCGATGCTGTGCTCGCTGGCCAGCTCCTGCGCCTTGGCCATGAACGCGGCGGACTCGTCCATGTTCTTGCTGCGCTCCGCCATGCGGAGCAGCTTGGCGATCTTCTCCAGCTTGCTGTCGGTGGGAATGGTCATGATTGGCTCCTGTTTGTCGTGGTGCGGTGGTCAGTGCTGAGCTGCGGCCTTGTCCGCAGCGTCCTTGAGTCCTTGGATCAGCCCGTCCTCGTAGGCGTTGAACAGCGTGGTGAGCATGGTGTCGTGTGCGTCCAGCACCTTCGGGTCGATCACTCCGAAGTGCTCGGCCGGGTCGGCGTACGGCTCCTCGATCCCCGCCCACGTCTGCAAGTCCTCGTTGCTCGGCGTCGGCGGTTGCCGGTCGGTGGCGTACCAGACGTGGCCGTCCGTGACGCCACGGTCGTAGCACTCCTGACTCGCTTCGCTGCGCTCGGTGTCCGTCATGCCTCCTCCTTCGTGATTGGGGCCACGTACTCGGGCGAGTACGTGGACTCGACGCTCCCGGCGATCGTCTGCCAGTTGTAGCCGGTGCTCTTGGCGTCCAGGCGCGTGACCTCGCCCGGCGTGGTGAACAGATGGACTCCCTGCTCGGTGCGGATCGTCTCCCCGGCACCGTTCCAGCGGTCGATCATCAGCAGCCACGGGCGGTTGAACTCCAGCCCGTGCAGGTTGCCCTGGTAGGCGGTCTCCACGTCGCCGTACCAGACCACGTCCAGGTCGATGCCCTCGTGCAACGTGTCCCAGCTCTGCGTCAGGTCACGCGCGATGTCCGTCGCGGTGGAGATGGTCAGCGTCCCCCGGCACAACTCGACCAGTGCCGTGGCGATCTCCTCGATGCCCTCCTCGTCCTGGCTCCAGCCCGACTCGCCGTCGATCAGCGTCGTCCGGAACAGCTTGCTGTTCGTGTTGCCTGCCAGATCTTTAATCACATCGGACTCGTCGTGCTCCTCGATCAGCATCACCAGCTCTTGGTCGCTGTCGATGTCGTCCCACTCCAGTCGCATGAGGATCTTGACGGCCTCGTTCTCCTCCTCGGTGTACTGGTGGATGGCTCCGGTGCTGATCAGGTGTTCGACCAGCCTGTCCCCGCCGTAGCGTTTGACGGTGGCCAGTTCCTCTTGCAGCGCCTCGATTGCTGCGTCCCGGCGCACGTCGGACAGCCAGTCGTCCATGCTGTCGTCCAGCGTCTCGTAGTCGTCCGCGATGTACGCGGCGATCTGCTCGTCCGTGAGTTGGTCCCCCCGGTCGATGCCGACCAGATCGAACGGCGCGTCGATCCCGATGAGGATGCGGACCTGCTCAATCGTCCACTCCAGGACTTTCTCCTCCAGCGATGACACTGTCACCGTGGTCGTTCCGATCATGACTCGTCCACTCCCTTCTTGAAGATCAACCTGGCCGCGTCGTCGCGGGCCAGGTGCGTCCAGGACACCGGTCGGCGTCCCGTGTTGGTCGGTGCGGTGCAGGGCTCCCCGATCCGTGCGTTGCACGCCGGGCACGTCACCGCATAGCCCGGCTTCCAGTCAGGCATCAGTTGTCCACCTCCCGCACCGGTTGGATCGAGATGGTGCAGTACAGGCCGGTCCGGGTGAGCACGGCCATGCGCCGGTCCGCCCAGCGCTGCGCTGCGGTGATGCAGTTCTGCCGGGCGGGTTCGCTCCCCGGTCCCACGCTGAGATCCCGCTTGAAGTCGTCCGGGGTGAAGATCCGCGTCCCGATCTCCACGAACGGCATCACCTGCCCGTACTCGATGGTGCGACGGTGCAACCGGACGACGATGGTGCCGTCCGGTTCCTCCATCACGCTGCTCTGGTACTCGGTGACCTCGTCCATCAGTTGTCCTCCCCGTCCCACGGGAACGACAGGCCGCGCCGGTTGCAGTAGGACTCGATGGCGTACCGGTCGCTCCAGTCACCCGGACGGGTCCGGGTCACGAGGGCGGCGTCGTACTTGTCCGCCTTCTTGTCCCACTCGTGGTTGGCCTCGTCCAGACGGTGCGCCTTCTGCTCCGGCGTCAGCGGCAGCCACGCCTTGTGCCCGCCGTACTCCTTGCCGGTCAGCATCCCGGCCTTCTCGACGGCGGCGATGAAGTCTCCCGCCTTCCCCCAGAACGCGGCCGGGAGGTTGTCCATGTTGATGCAGAACACCTCCTCGCCGTGCTGCTTCTCGGCGGGCAGCTCGGTGATGCTCCCGAACCGCTTGGCCAGGTGCTCCGCCGTGAACCTCGTGGCGGTCAGCTCCTCGATCTCGGTGGTGATGCTCATGACTGTGGCTCCTGTTCTGTGGTGTCCTCCGGCCGTCCGGCCTTGAGGATCTTGTCTGCTGCGGTGAACACCTTCCGAATATCGGATTCGGTCGGCTTACTGGTCTGGAGGTGGTGCTGGATATAGCCCCGTGACTCGGCCTCCTGCTGCTCCGAGCACACCCCCAACTCCTTCGCCACGAGCAACGCCGTGGCCTCGGCTTGGAACTCCGCCACTCCCGCGTGGCTTGACCGCTCCCCTTCCTCGAAGTGGCCGCACATGATGTGTCCCAGCTCGTGCAGCGCCGTCTTGAGCGGGTGCTCCGCGATCGGGTTCACCGCGTAGACCGGCTCCCCGTTCCTCATGCTCGACCAGCCCTGCACGTTCCCGTCCGTGGAATCAAACTCCACCAGTCGGACACCCAGTGCTGCTCGGGCCGATCCCAGGTTCCAGTCCTCCACCTGCTCCGGTTGATCCGGAAGGGGTGGCCCGTCCGTCTCGGACAGTCCGAAGATGCACTTGCTCGGCTTGAACAGCCGGAACTTCTTCGGCTCCCCGTTGGCGTCCGTGGCTCCGTCCCGGTCCTTGACCATGATCGGCCGGAGGATGTACTTGGCCTTGCTTCCCAGCTTGACCTGCCGTCCCATCGCCTTCCAGCGCTCGTACGTGGCCACCGGCTCCGGCTCCATCTGGAACATGAGCCACACCGTGTTGCCCAGCGAGTACCGGTAGAAGCGCGAGTATTGCTTCCCGATGCTGCCAGGGGTGGTCAGCGCCTTCTCCAGGATCTGGCTCCACTCCGGCATCTCCACCGGGGGTGTGCTGTCCGTCCCAGGCGCTTGGCTCCGGCGTCTGGTCCGTGTTGCTGCTGTCATTCCTCCTCCAGTTCGGTTGCTTCCAGTTCGACGTGCGGATCAGCGATCCACTCCCGGAACTGGTCGATGGCGTCCTGCTCGGACTCGGCCTCGGTCACGTAGATGACCTTCACCGCGTACTCGTTCACTCCTCCTCCGTCTCCCGCGCCAGCTTGTCCAGCGCGTTGTAGTCGTCCAGGTGACGGCGACACAGGATGTAGCCGTCCCGGCTCAGACCTGCGGGTGTGTCCCCGCACTGGCTCACGTCGTGGATGGTGTGCTCGCAGCACATCCAGCCCTCCGCGAAGATCCCCCGGATCACCCGCACCTGCTCCCGCGTCAGGGTCAGGTGCTTGGTGCGTCCCGCCTCGGTGCTGATCACCAGGCGGAACGTGTCCCCCCTGCCGTCCTGGCACCACCGGAGCACGTCGTCAATCTCCCGCTCCTCGAAGTTGCGGTAGTCCTCCCGGTGCTTCTCCCCGAACCCGTAGTTCGGGCAGTCCTCACCGACGATGTGCTCCGTCCCGCACACCTCGCAGGTTGTCGTCTTGATCTTCACTCGAACTCCTCCACGTCCAGGTTGTAGTGCATGGTGTGCGCGAACCTCTCGACCACGTCCCAGACCATGCCCCCGTCCAGGCGGCCGATCGGACCGTTCAGCAGCGCCAGGGTGGCGTTCAGGATCTGCGCCACCGGCTCCCGCAACACGAAGTCGTCGGCGTACCTCGGGACCAGCTCGTCCAGCGCGTGGAGGAGATCCACGATCGGCGTCTCGTCCCCGCGCGGCTCCTGCATGGCGTCCCGGTGACGCTGCTCGGCGTTCTGGTACAGGCTGTTCATGCTCCCGCCTTCCTGATCCCGTTGTCGTCCAGCCACTGGTCGAACTCCAGCAGCAGCTTGGCCTTGTTCCTCGTGGTCAGGCCCGTCGCCTCCCGGATGATCACGGCGCTCGGCCTCCCGTTGAACCGCAGCCCGGCGACCTCCAGCCGCAGGCGTCCCCGCAGCGCGACCAGGCGCAGGCGCTCGATGTCGCCCCCGGTGATCGTCGTCCCGCCCTCGTGGTGCTCAACTGCCATGACTCAGACCTCCAGTTGGTATTGGGCCGGATCTGTCGTGTCCGGCTTGTCGGCGTTGTCCCACGGCAGGGTGCCGTGGTCCTCGAACTGCTCCCAGACCTCGGTCAGTCGGGTCTCCCAGCGGAAGTAGACGTTCCCGCCTCCCTCGACGCCGTGGTCAAGGTCTCCCGGCTCCATGAGCCACGCGAGCACACCCCCGGCGTCCTGAGCGTCCAGGACGGTCTCCAGGCACTCCAGGAGGTTGTCGGTCCAGTGGAGCGGTGGCTCCCGTGTGAGATCCCGCTTGAAGTCGTCCCAGCCCCAATCGGTCCAGGCCTCCTCGACCATCTCCTGCTGCATCTGGTAGGTGTCGTCCTCGTCGTAGGCGATGTGCTCCGCCAGGGTCTCCAGGACACTGGCGGCGTTGTCCCACTGGTCGCTCGGGAGGTTGTGACTGTTCCGGCTCCACATCCTGGCGATCAGGAAGTCTGAGATGTGCTCCCCCCAGACTTCGTTCTCCACCTCCGAGAACCCGGACGGAAAGCGCTGTGACAGCGCGGGGTTTCGGTGAACCCGTTGTCCCGCAACGAGTCCCATCCAGCGGGGGATGTACGGCGGGAGCATCAGCACGAGTCCCCGAGAACCGAAGTCCCCGTACAGGTCTCGCCAGACACTGTCCTGCTCCGGCGTGTCCGGGAAGTCCTCCCGCACTCGGCGCACGTTCGAGCGCTCCTCCACTCCCGAATTGTCGTAGTCCCCGTAGGACATGAAAGGCGGGAGGAGCACTGGAATGTCGTCCTCGTAGCGCTTCCAGCGGCGCAGGTCGCTCCAGCTCAGCCGTGAGTCACCTCCCCTCTCGGCGTCGATCCAGTACAGCGTTGTGGTCATGCTTCCTCCCAGTTCTGGTACTCGATCTCCTTGGCGTGGAAGGCTTTCCGCGCCTGCTCCGGATGCTTGAACTTGTTGATCCAGAGGAACCCTTGGTCGTCCGTGACGACGAGGAACGCTCCCAGGTACTCGGACGGGTCCAGCTCTTGAGCCTCCGGAATGTCGGAGGTCAGCAGGATCTGGTCCCGCTCCCGCCTCCGGTTGATGAACAGCGCGTAATGCCCTGCGGGGCTTGCTACGTCGCCTCCCTGCGCGTCCGCCCAACCTTGGCTAATGAGCGAATCGAACAGATCCTCCAGCGGTGTTCTCATGGTGATTCACCTCCCTTCCCTTGACGTTTCGTTGCCTCGCTTGTGTCACAACGGATCTCGTGAGATCCGTTGTCTCACCGGTTGATCGTCCCGGCGATCAGGACGAGCGCTCCCACTGTGAGGATGAATCCCCACGGCACGACCCAGCCCATCAAGATCAACATCGAATGCCTCCCTTCACAGGAAACTCACAGGAAACTCACAGGAAACTCACAGCTATAACGTCTTGCTCTCGTTACAACCTCCCGATAAGTCCGGTTTGTGAGTTTTCGCTCCCGGTTTCGCTCCCAGTTTCCACACGTAGAGTGTCAGGTTTCCTGCACTCTTACGTGACTTCACTGTTGGTGGCCACTAGGAAATACAGTGTGGCTCACGTCATAAATGCAGGTCACACACTCTAATCACCCACACACATATATACGTTTGTGTGTGTGTGTGTATATCTGTATGTACGGGTGATTAGAGAGTGTGACCTGCATTAATAACGTCAGCACCGATGCCGAGGACAATGGCCACCAACAGTGAAGTCACTCAAGAGTGAAGAAATACTGACACTTCACACCTTGAGAAATCGGCTCGATCGGGTGCCAGGGTAGTGCCGTTGACCTGCGGCGATTGGTCAACGTGTTTGCACAAGATCATCTTCGATGATGATCTTGCCCTTGCCGGTCGCTGTTGATCTTGAGCGGTATCGGCTCGGGGGTGTGCTCACCAGTTGATGGTGGTCAGGGTGGGCAGGTAGAGCGGTGTCGCCAGGATGGCTTGAGCGATCGACTCAGCCTCAGCGGTGATGGCGAGTAGTTCGATCTCAAGTCGCTCGAACATCTGGACGTGAGCGGTGAACGGATTCACCGGTTGTGGCAGGTTGTGGCGCTTGCTGCGGAACATGTTGTTTCACCCCCTCTCGGTGGTCGGTGGTGGTCGGTGTCTAGCCCTTGAGCACCGCCTTGAGACGTGCGATCTCAAGCGCTTGCCAGATGACCTGCCCTTGGTGGCGTTCGCCATCGGCACGAGCACTGGAGTACATCGTTCGTTCGGTGCCCTGCCAATCGCAGGACAAGCACAGTGCCCGGATTGTTGGGCAATCGGACACAACGACGATGTGCCGTTGTTGCTGCATGTTGTTCACCCCCTGCCGTTGTGGTGGTGGTGGTGGTGGTGGTGGTGGTGGTGGTGGTGGTGGTGGTGGTGGTGGTCAACGCACGACGATGCCCGCAACGATGCGGTCGTAATCGTGGTCGTGGCCTGCCTTGCGGCACGGTGTCGTGGTCATCTGCCAGACACTCAGCGACCATGGCGTGGTGTCACCGGTCGTGGCGTGGTAGCGCCTGCCCTCACTCAGGACATTGCGCTGCTTGACGGTGAGTCTCATTGGATCTCACCCCCTAACCCGTGCCGATCGGCACGCCACAGCACAGCGCATTGATTCGCTGTGCCGTGGCCTGCCATCGGTGCCGTGCCGTGCCGTGCCGTGCGTATAACGCAAGGCGCCCGGCAGACTGTGAAGTCTGCCGGGCGCCCGTGGCGCGTCGCGTCAGTCTGTCGCGTGCACCCCTGCCCAACCTGCGCCCGTGGTCCGGGGCGCGTCAGGTACGGGCGCCGTTGCAGGCGCCTGCATACGAGACGGCGCGTAGCGCGCTTGGTCACGCGCCGATTGCGCTATCTCCCGTGCGTTGCTTCCCGCAAGCCCGGA